ATAAAATAAACGATATAAGGAATTTAATATGGCGAATTCAACATCAGCAAATTTAAAACTTACAGTACAAGCAACTGGAGAAAATTCAGGAACTTGGGGACAAATAACTAACACTAACCTTTTAATTCTAGAACAAGCGATTGGTGGTTTTACTACTTTCAATATAACTAACGCTGCTAGATCTTTAACTTTTACTAATGGTGCTTTATCAGATGGTAAAAATGAAGTTATTAAATTAACAGGAACTTTAGCTTCTAACTTAACAGTTAGTATTCCAAACTCAATTGAAAAAACTTACCTAGTACAAGACGCATGTGATCATGCTGGTTATACTTTAACTTTTAAAACAGCTTCAGGTACAGGTGTATTATTATGTGAAGGAAATAATTACACATTATATTCTGATGGAACAAATGTTGTAAAACTTCATGAACAAAGAAATTGGAGAGCAGTATCGGCAGCAGAGACAGTTCAAGCTGGTGCTAAACTTTTAGTAAATACAAATGGTGGAGCAGTTACAATAACGCTTCCAGCCTCACCTGCTACAGGAGATGAAGTACATTTTGTAGATCAAGGTTATGATTTTCAAACTAACGCGTTGACTGTTGGTAGAAACTCTTCTAATATAGCTAATGCAGCATCTGATCTTGTCGTTAATACACAAGGTGCAGCTTTTTCATTAGTATTCTCAGGAGATGCTACAACAGGATGGACTTACACGGAGAAATAATATGTCAAATTACGAAGCAACAAAATACGATTTTTCAGGAGCAAACCTTACAGGTATCGAAGGAATTCCTACAGCAACTATTGTGCCGTGGTCTTCTGCTTCAGTGCCAACAGGTTTCCTAGAATGTAATGGTCAAGCAGTTTCAAGATCAACTTATGCAGATTTATTTGCAATCGTAGCTACAACTTATGGATCTGGAGATGGTGCATCTACTTTTAACGTGCCAGACTTACAAGATAACGTAGCGGTTGGAAAATCTCCAAACAAAGCTTTAGCTTCAACTGGTGGAGCAAACACTGTTCCAGTAACAGCAAGTGGTAATGTTGGTGGTTCAACAGCTAATGCAACTTTATCAACAGGGCAACTTGCTAGTCACTCACATGGTGTTACTGTATATACCCGGGGTCCTTTAAGTTTTTCTAGAGTTGCAGTAGGTTACAATAATAACTTTAGTGGAACTGCAAACACTAATAACCAAGGTTCTGGTACTGGTCACTCTCATAATATGAGTGCAACTTTTTCAGGTGACACAGCAAACCCATCTGTATTACAACCTTATTTATCAATTATTTATATTATTAAGACGTAGGAGAAAAAATGGCAACAAACGCATCATGGACAGTAGTATTTGAAGACAAAAAAATAATTAAAAATTATGCAGAAGGCGCTGGTGAAGGTGTCGGTTATGAAATTAATGACGATGCTTTTTGGGCAACTACTGGTTTTCAAAATATTTGGGCTATTCAATCAGGTACTTCTAATACTTCTGATGAAGTAGAGCATAGAGATGATACTCCTCATTGTTCTTTAGCAGATGAAGGTATTGATATTCAACAATTTGTTACTAGATGGGACGCAGCACATTTAACTCAATTACAAACTGATTGGGATAATAATGATGGTAATACTTATGACGACGCAACTCCACCAAATGTAATTACTACTGAAAGCGAATCTGAAAAAATTGCAAGAATAGGTCCAAGACCTACTTCTTATTCTTCATAATCATCAATAAATAAACTAGCTGTATATCTTGATTGATCTTTAGATTTTTCTATATTAGGTCCATGTATTTTATTTGATGGAAACATTATTGCTCTATTTTCTCTAAAACCTACATGCATGTCTAATTCACATCCATCAGTTTTTTTGTGATAAAATACAGTGCCGTTGGTTACGGACGTTTTTCCAGATAACATTATTAAAATATTTATTTTAAAAGGATCGGTATGTGGTTTAAAATGTTCTATATTTCTTAAATCAATTCCACTATCATTATTTAATTTTTTTATCTTTATTTTAAATTTATTTTCTGCATTCTCTACAAAAACTTTTGTTAATTTTAAATCTTCAACTAAAATAAATCTATCACCATAGTAATTTTCTTTTGTTTTTTCTGTTCCATCTAGCCATCTAGGAGTGTAGTATATATTAGTAGTTATATGATGTTGAATTTTTTTTAAAAGGTCATCATCAAAAAAATTATCTATAACTCTAATCATTATCTTAGCATCATCCATGATGTTAGAATATATTTTTCACCTGACAAAGGTGGATTCCCTCTATGAATATAAGGAAAAGCCGCAGGCCAAATAACTATTCTACCTGTTTTTGGTTTTACTCTTTTAGAAAAATGTAAAAACTCTGTTTCCCCACCCTCTTCTACATCATTTAAATAGATAGAAAAAACAAAAGCTCTTGCTTCATTGTGATAACCTTTACTATGTTCTATATGCCATACATGATAACCTTCGGTTGGTAATGTTTTTTGAATTTTTAAATTTGTATAATGAAAAGACTCATTATCATAAGCATCATCAGCTCCAGTGTTTTTTAAATAATGCTGCCATGCTAAATCAAAATTTAATATCATTGATTTTAAGTCATCCCACCAAACTTCAATATTATCTGCATTAGTAAATAATTGTTGGTCTTGTTTTTTAAGCACAGAGGATCTTTCAACCCACATTCTATTTAGGGTTTTGTTAAATTTAGATTGGTTTTCAAACAATTTAATGGCAATGTTGCATTCTTCTTTAGTTATATAATTGTCATACACACCTATGAAATTATTTATATTAACTGTTTTTTCCATATATTTATTTTACTCCTTGTTCAATTTGATCGTAGGCATGGTGTTGATTAGGTCCATTTTTATTTACGTAATGTAAAAATACTTGAGCCATACCTTCTCCTTTATATACTCCAGGTCTTCCATGTAGTTGATCACATCCTGCATATAACAAAGCGTCTCCTTCTTCTAACTCAAAAGAATTACCTTCTATAATTAAAGGCCAGTTGTCATATTTTTTAATACATGCAGTAATAGATACTTCACATGCAGGTCTATCAAGATGTTTTTTTAGCGTTGCACCAAATACATAATATCTCCAATAAGCATATGTTGGAAATAATTTTAAATTAGATTCCGCTTCAACTTTTGTTAATTTTACATTTAAAATACTATTCATTAAAGGATCATTATACCACGCTGGTGAAAATGATTGTATGTCAATAGTGTAGTCTTTATTTAAATCCACTTTATTATAACAATATTTTTCATAAACACTTAATTCATCTTTAGTAAAAAAGTCTTTAATTAATTTAAAATTTACTGCAGCCATGCTACTATACTATACCTTGTTCCTTTCGTAATGGGTTGAATACCATGAGGATACATAAAATTACTAGGAAAAAATACAACTGAACCTTTACCAAGTTTTAATCTTTTAATTTCTTTTTCTTTTTGATCAGTGAAAACTAAATCTCCACCTTCATAATCTTGATTTAAATTAATAATAATACTTAAAGCTCTAATAGAAGTAGTGAAATGATCTGTGTGTATGTCATACTTTCCTCCAGGTGAATATTTTAATAAATCAATTTGATTTATTCTAGTGGATTTCATCATAGGAAATTTGGCCGTGTAAAAAATATAGATTCTTTCTATTTCTTTTTTTATATAATTCCAATAAAATAAATCTGTAGGTGTATCAAAAGTTAAGTGATGGCCTTTTACATTTCTTATATTTTTATCCACCAAACCACTCATAACTTTTAAATTGTTTGTAGATTTTTTATTAGTTAATGAAATAATTTTATCTATAAAATCAGCAGATAGTGCATTTTTTATTTCAACAATTGCTTCTAAATGGTCCATTACTTAATTATTAAATTTCCTGAAACAGAAATTCTTTCTCCTTTGCTTTGAAAACTCGTAACGTAGTGAGATAGATCTGCAGGGAAAATAAAAAAATCTCCTACTTCAGGCACAAACCTATGCTGCTCTATATTATATTTTTTTTTCGCTGTAGTATCTACAAAATTTATAGACCCCGGTAGTGAATTAGAGATGGTATTACTACACTCTTCTTTTAATTTTTTTGGAACTTGTATAAATATCACAAAGGATAAATCATCATCATGTGTATGCAAGGGATTAGATTCAATGTTAGTCATGTAGTTTACCCAAGATGATTTAAGTTTAAATCTGTTACCTAAAAATCTACCTGAGTACTCTATGTATGCCTTAAAATAACTCTTTACATAAGAATTAATTATTGGAAATAATTTTTTAACATCTACTACATGTTCATGTTTTATTAAGCCAGCTAAATTTTTTCTATAGTCTTTTGATTTTTTACTACATATTTTTTTTATTTGATTTATTTCTTCCTGGTTTAAGGAAGTTTTGTAAAGAAAAGGACCCCAGTGATAAAAATTATAATTTATTGTTTTTATGTGTTTTTTGCCCATAATTATGCTACTTTCATTCTCTATAAAACTAATATATAAAGCACTATATGCTACAAAAATTAAATTTCAAGCCTGGTTTCAATAAGCAAGACACAGAATCTGGTGCCGAAGGGCAGTGGACAGATGGTGATTTTGTTAGATTTAGATATGGACTGCCTGAAAAGATAGGTGGCTGGAATCAACTTACAGCTGCATCTAAAACATTGCCAGGAGCGGCTAGAAAACAACACGCTTTTACTTCTTTTGCAGGTGAAAAATACACAGCTATTGGAACGTCTCAAGGTTTATTTTTATATTATGGTAATGATTTTTTTGATATTACACCTTTAGATACAGCCATTACAGGATGCACTATAACAACTGTTAGTGGTTCAAATACTGTAACTATAAATAAAGGATCTCATGGTTTAGCTAAAGGAAGATACGTAACTTTATCTAGTGTAACGGTTACAGGTGCTTCTGATTTTACAGCAGCAGAATTAGAAAAAGTTTATGAAATACAAACAACTCCAGATGTAGACAAGTTTACTATATTAGCTTCAAGAAATGAAGGAGGCTCAGGTATGACTGCAGCTGGTGCTGCAACTGTTAATCCTTACGTTGTAGTGGGTCCTACTTTTCAAACTGCAGGTTATGGTTGGGGTACGGATTTATGGGGATCTAGCACATGGGGAACTGAAAGTGCAACTAGTGATGTGACTCTGGATCCAGGAAACTGGAGTCTTGACAACTTTGGAGAAGTATTGGTTGCTACAGTATTTAATGGTAAAACCTTTACATGGAACGCTGGAGCATCAAATGCCAGAACAATAAGAGCATCACAATCAACAAGTAATTTTCAAACAACTAACAATCCAACGGCTACTAGAATTTCTATTGTATCAGATAGAGATAGACATTTATTTCATCTTGGAACTGAAACAACTATAGGTGATCCTACAACACAAGACCCTATGTTTGTAAGATTTTCTAACCAAGAAGATTTAAATACATATGCACCGACAGCAACTAACACAGCCGGTACTTTTAGATTAGATACCGGTAATGAAATCAGAGCAGCTATACAAGGTAAAGATTATATCTTTGTATCAACTGATCTTGCAGCTTATGTAATTCAATTTGTTGGTCCACCTTTTACTTTTTCTGTTAGACAAGTAGGCACCAACTGTGGGTGTATTGGTCAACAGGCTATGTCTTATGCAAATGGTGCTGTGTGGTGGATGTCAGCAGAAGGTGGTTTTTTTGTATATGATGGTACAGTTAAATCATTACCATCACTTGTAGAGGATTTTGTATTTAGTACAGATGGAGATAATCTAGGTATTAATTTAGATTCGAGAGATGTTGTTTATTCTTCACCTAATACTTTATACACAGAAATAAATTGGTTTTATCCGAAAGATGGATCTGATCAAATTGATAGATGTGTGACTTATAATTACTCAGAAAATGTTTGGACAACTTCATCATTAGC